ACCAACATTATATATTTCTTTATCCTTAAACAACTCATGTACATATGGACCATAAGCTTGCATTAAGTTTTCATTACCCCAGGGTTCGTCTTTGTATTTCAAACCTTCCGATCCACAAACTAATTTATGACTGGACATAAATGTATTACCGATGAATTGGTTTTCCATCCATGTAAATGGTGAATACTGGAAGAATACATCTTTTACGTCTGTAGTTACCACATAACGATAATCTTCCCAATTATCTTTTAGGAAGTTATAGATTGATAAGAATCTTAATACGTGGATTGGGATTTGAGCCTGTGGCATATCAACAATTCTAAAATTGTTTGCGACCAACCAGTCTCTTGTTTCTTGTGTGGCATTACCAACACACATCACCTTGTCTGCCTCAGGCATACATTCATTGACTGAAAGAACCCAAGGTTTTAATTCATTAATGCCGTAGTTTGTACAGCCGCCTATTACAAGGTCTTTTTTCTCCATGGGTAAACTCCATTATATTTTTTAAACATCACTTCATTACCGTGTTCAAAGAATTCTTTTGTTACTGAACCTTTGTTGCCATCAAGGCGGTAATGAACACTATATTCATTTGAACAATCAAATTTTGGGAAGTATTGAGATATTGCACCTAAGAATACTCTATCTTGACCCCAGCCTCCATGCCATACTTGTGCTAATTGTATCGCAGTTTTAGTCTTAAGGCAATAACAATTTGTATCTATGTGGTTAATTCCATGGTAAGTTTGCCATTTACCTAAGGATTCACAATCATCAAATGCCAAGAAATTGCCAGACTTATCGTGTACCTGACGTAAGGAATAACACCAATCCAAGTCTCTACGCTGAATGGTGTCTACACAGTACTCAACGTGTTTATCGTAAAACCAGTTGTCCTGGTCAAGATATAATACATAATCGGTGTTTACTAGATGTGTGAAGGCGGCATATACACGGTGACCATAGAAACCTTTAGCACCAACATTGATTGGTAGATAACAATCTTTTACTTGTGGATAATCATCTAAGATTAATTTAACTTTGCTTCTATATTCTTCACCATCACAAACCACATAACAGGTGGTGTCTTTGTAAGATTGTTTCAATACAGATTCAATAGCATCTCTCAACGTACTGGCACCAGTCGTTGGTATAATCACCGTTGCACTCATAATTATCCTCTAGTTAGTTCTAATATTCTTTTCATTTCCGTTTCAAGTATATCTTTACGGTTTGGCCAGTAGATATATTCTTGGTCGGATGTACTATGTAGTTTCTGTAGGAAAGGTATGACTATCTTTTCCAGTTTCATCAATCTATCTTTGTATTGTTCGGCTGTCAAAGAAGATGCATCAGAGATCCTTGCATTATATTCTTCTTCAGAAACGGCAGAAAAACCAAAATCATTTTCGGTTACTTTATACTCATCGAGTATTTTTTGGAAGTCTGTTAGTGCCATAATTAACTATATTTAATAAAGATACTACTATTTTTTGTAGCGGATGAACCATACTCAAACAACCATCTCGCAACCTCATCAGCTTTCTTTTCTTTGATAATGGTGTACATATAATCAACACCCAAATATTTTGACATCCACCAGACTTTATCTTTTCTATGTCCTGTTTTTGCTTCAATGATAAGGTCTTCAAGTTTAGTTTTTGAACCGGATAACTCTTTAAACATCATTGCAAACTTTTTAAACACATCATCTTTTGGTTTTTCTATGTTTGATTGAAATTGGCTTGGTTGCATTAATTTAGAAGAAGATACTCCAGACTCTAATGCAGCTCTAATTACAAGACCACCACCGATTTTACCGCCAGCCGCTGATTTGCCTTTAATTTCTCCTTGCCAAGAACTCGTTACAGGTCGGCTGGAGAAGTTTCTGAATTGTATTTCTCCTGGTTGGCCTTCAGCCGTAAATTGCATATAAATGTCTTTAGAATCAAACATATTCATACCAAGTTTTACGCCAGTAAATTTAGCAACTAGAGGTTTACCATTGTTAAAAATCTTCGAATGTGCATCACCTTTTGGAACTTTTTTAAGTGATATACCGATGAGATTAGTTCTAGCAAATTCGTTGTATATGTATAAGTTGTATTCTGATAAGGTATTCCAATTCTCTTGAAATTTAAACCCTTTTCTAACCATCCAAATGTCTGCTGGATTCCATTTATCATCACCAGTAATACCGCTTGTTTTTCTAAATTTACCAAATTCTGAATATATCTTACCGACTAAGGCTCCACCACGATAGAATGTAAATTTTTGAGAACTACTATCAGGAACATCTCTAAAGATTTGATTTGCTGTTGTTATGACACTATGAAACCAACCTTCATCAAGGCCCTTTAAACAGGCAGCTAAAGTTCGGTCACAGTCAGCATCAACAGTAGTTTTTTCTGTAATCTGTGATACGTCCACTAAATCTTTACCTAAGAATTGTCTAGTAGCGCAAGCATAGGCCTGCAAACTCTCACCGAGAGCAGTCACTTCTGAACCTGCACCAGAGCCCATAGTTGGTGCATCATTAACTTTAGTTGGAATTTTTGTCATAATTTGATAAATGGTTTTTTACTATTTATCTAATGATTTGGATGTCCTTTCCTGAAGTCCATACTTCTAGTTCGGTTCTCAAACGACCTTCGGCCTTGAGAGTATCAAACCTATTAGATGCCTTGTTTTTCCACCATTGTACAACATTCTCCAACTCAAACTTATCGTAGTTGTCGTCTTTTACCAACACATCTGTTTTACAATTTACATAATCAACAAAATTCTTAAAGCCATAATTTGATGTATAATACCGTTTCTGTTCGGTCAAATTCTTGGCATTATCAATGATTGTGGTGAATCTGGTAAAGTCATCCGTACCTTTCAATGCAGCCTTGGTCAGAGAAACAATCTTCATCGTAATCTTCAACTTCTTACTTGAGGCATCTTTCTCGACCAATTCACCAACGATGTCTTGTACATAGTCTCTCAAGTCATCATAAGGTTTGCCGTGCATCATCGGTAAGAAGTCTGAATCGGTTAGACCTTTATATCTGATATACGGTTTCATACCATCATATTGTGATACCGTTTTAGATGAACCATACAAACTGGTAGTCTCGAATAGACAAAGGTTCATATTGTATTTTTTGTTTACAATCTCACGGACGGAATGAGAACAACAAATGGCAGCCAGAAGTTTGCCACCAAGATAATTGAAACCGAACGGCTGTGTAGGTACAATCACAAAACCCATCATTGCTGAGTTATTGAATCGTTTACCCCATTCAGGTTGTTGCGTAAACACTTGTCCAAGCAAATCATTTCTAGGCTTACAGTTGATTACTGGTGAACCAAGTCTAATGAATCCTAGATACTTTCCTGTGTTCTTCTCTTTGACTGCCAGTTTAATATTACGACCAACAGGTGCAATATTCACATGAGAACTGGTAATGTTCAATAGTTGTTCCCACTCATCACCAGGTGCCTCACACACTTCAATATCCATATCATTAGGATGCATACTGAAGTCACTAAACAAATCATCTTCAATAGGAAATAATGGATTAGATGACATACCGGCCAGAGAGTTTAATTTCTGGTCACGCATATATTGGTCAATACGGTCAAAGTTACCAAAGTAATCTTCAAACGCATTAAGACAATGTAATGCTTGTTCTTTAGTTAATGTCATACTTTAAATCCATCAAAATTCTTTTTAGGTTTCTGTGAGGGTTGGCCTGCATCGGCTAGTCCATCTTGTCCTGTTTGTTCAACATCATAAAGTCTCATTTTTGCACGGTCAATACCAATAACGAATCTTTTATGAGTGGTTGGATCAGAATATCTGTTCTTCAATTGTTTGACCATCAGTTGGCCAAGTTCTTCTAGTTCTTCGCTTGTAATTAAAGCAAACATCAAGTCGGCTGTAGCTGGCAAACCAAAAGACTCACTCGTGTCTTCGAGTCCTGGATCTGAACTACCATATCCTGACCGTGTTGTTTGTGTAGCAGAAACAATTGGTACTCCGAATTCAACGGCAAGACCTCGCAGCTCTTCTGCAATGGATTTGACGTAGGTGTAGGAGTTGACGTTGGCTCCCGCCTTGATGCGAGAACTGCAACAAATATTAAGATAGTCAATGAAGATAATATCAGGTGTAAACGACCTTTTGAGATTGAGCTCATTCAATAATGTCCTAAAATGTGTTGCAGAAGCCGAGGCAGTTGGATATTCTTTGATAATCAATTTGCCAGTTGTCTTCTCTTTCATCTTGGCAATCTTTTTGTCATACATATCTTTTGGTAAAGAGTTCAAATCGTCAACGGTCACATTCAATAGATTCGCATCTATTCTTTCCGCAATACGTTCTTCAGCCATTTCCATAGTAATGTAAAGAACATTTCTACCCAACGACATAGCTCCAGCGGCACAATGACACATAAAAAGGGACTTACCAACACCGGTACCAGCAAGAGCGATATTAAGAGTTTTAGAAGGAAGACCACCTTTTGTAATCTTGTTAAAGAATTCCAAGTCAAAAGGAATTCTTTCTTCATGCCTATGGTAGAATTCATATCGTTCATCACTATTTTCTAAGTAATCATGGCCAACAGAACTATCAAATGTTACCGCCAAAGCGTCCGATAATATCTTGGGAATCTGACCTTTATCGTGGGTTTTATCCTTACCGTCCAAAATGCTAATAGAGCCCAATACTGC